GGAAGAACATCGGTATGACCGGCGGCGATATGCACGCTTTGGCTGCGCATGCTGGCGGGTCTGGTTCGCCTGGTGGTATCCCTTATTGGGGTGCGGCGCCCATTCACAACGAGTCGTCCATTAAGGGTGGCCCGTACACGAATGGGCCGTATCCGTCGACGGTGATTGTGGACCCGCCTGGGGTGGAGCAGTACGCCCGTTTGGCGTTCACTGACAGCGGTTCGAACATCACTGTTGCTTACACCGGCTACTCGGCTGACAACACAGTCCGGCTGACTCAGACGAACACGTTTTCGGCTGACGCACCGGTCACCCCGCCGCCGTCTGGGACTGTGGTGCTCAACGAGAACCGTCAAGCTGGCGACCTCGACTTTCACCTGACCGTTGACCACCCGGCGTTGCGGACCGCGTATTTGGCGCGGAACCCGGGCACCACCCTTCCTGTGGTCACGGACCCGTTCGACGCGGTGCACAAAGCGGTTCATGCCACGTTGCATTCTGAGCACAACGCGTTGGGTGCTGGTACGACGTTGCCGACAACCATTGGTGCGTCAGGGCATCTCGCGCACCATGCCGCGTTGGCGAAGGCGCACAACCTGCGTTTGGTCGGCGGCGGCGTTCCGAGCATCCCGACTAGCGTCACCCGCGTCTCGAACGCTTCCGACACGGCGACCATCACCTGGGCGCCGCCCACTTCCGCTGGCGGGTCTCCGATCACCGGGTACCGGGTATCTCGGGATGGGACGTCGGTCAACGGTACTGGCCCGTACACGATTGTTCGTCCGTCGACGGATCGTTCGTTCACGTTCGGTTCGATGCAGACTGGTGTTGCTTACAACCTGACGGTGACGGCGATCAACCCTTACGGTGACGGGCCGGCGTCTACGGGGTCGGTGACCATTCTGTCCGAGGCGACGGGTGGGATGCCCACCAACGACCTGGCGGACTTCACCCTGTTGTTCAATGACGACTTCAACGTGGACGCGTCGGCTGGTCAGTTCTTGAGCAAGTACCCGGGTTGGCGCGCCTACCCGAACAGCTACAAGGACACCTCCGACCACGGCACCTATGAGCCGAACATCATCACCTGCGCCAACTCGACGTTGGACATGTGGATTCATTACGAGTCGTCGACTGGGCGGTATCTGTGCGCTGCGCCTGAGCCGCGCATCAACGGGATCAACGGTCCTCGAGGTCAGACGTATGGCCGGTACGCGTTCCGTTGGCGGGTTGTTGCCCCCATCCCCGGTTACAAGACGGCGTGGCTGCTGTGGCCTGACAGCAACAACTCCGACGAAGGTGAGATCGACTTCCCTGAGGGCGATTTGGATGGTGTGGACACGATCCGCGCCTACTCCCATGACGTGCAGGGTGTTCATTCGCACAATGCGTTCTCGAAGAACACGGGTGTTGTTTACGCCGGGTCAGGTTGGCATACGGGTGTCATTGAGTGGAAGCCGACAGGGGTTACGTTCTGGTTGGACGGCACCAACTTGGGCACCACCCCGTCTTTGGGTACGCCGGTTACTCCGATGCACTGGGTGTTGCAGACCGAGACCGAGTTGGGTTCCAGCAGCCCGCCGCCGCAGTCGTCGTCGGGGCATGTGCAGTTGGACTGGGTTGCTGTGTGGGATTACACGCCGGGCAGCACACCCTGATGGGGTTGTCTCGTCGGGAGGTTCTGCGCACCACCGTGTTGGCGTTCTTTTGGCCGCTGGGTAAGCCGAAGCGGTTGAAGGACGTGTACTCCGACCTGTACAAGCGGAAGGGGTGACGTGTGACGATCACCCTTGTTGGTTCGCCAACCCTTTATGAGTCGGATGGTGTAACCAGCGCCGTCATTCCCATCCCCTCGGGGGTTGCGGTCGGTGATTTGTTGGTGGCGACGGTCACTCACTCGACTAACGCTGCGATTGCCACCCCGTCTGGTTGGTCGTTGACGTTCGGGCGGGCTTCCAGTTCCGGCATTTACACGGTCAAGTTGCACCGGTTCGCTGTGTCCGGTGATGTTGCTGGTGGTAGTTACACGGTTGCGACAAGCGGCACTGCTGCCCGCGTGACTGGGATGATGTACGCCCTGCGGGGTGTGGACCCGACGACACCGGTTGATGTGACGCCTGTGTCGGTGGGTGTGAATGCGACCACCGCACCGTTGGTTCCGTCTATGACGACGGTGACGGCGAACACGTTCATCGACTGCACGGCGTCCGTGAACTCGTCCGCTTCGGAAACCTTGACCGCGCCGGCCCCGTTTGTGGAGCTGGTGCAGAACGTGACGGGTGCTGGTAGGCGTCAGGCGATCGCGACCCGCACAGCCCCTTCTGCTGGTGCGACGGGCACGGTTCAGTGGACTAAGACGACCGCCACGTCACTTCAGCACATTGGTATGCAGGTTGCGTTCCGGGCTGACAGTTCGGTCGCTGCTGATCCTGCTGTGCCTATTCGTGTGGTCGGTAACGATGGCCGGATTCGCACGCAGACGACGGATGCTGCGAGTGTGCGGATCAAGGTCGCCACCAATGCGGCGATGACTACAGGTGTGGTTTTGTCGTCCCCTGTCACCCCTGACAGTCGTGGCAACGCGCAGCATCAGATCACCGGGTTGACGGCTGGGGTCACCTACTACTACCGGGTGATGATGACGAGTGTTGGCGGGGTTGAGACCGCTGACACTGAGCCGGTGCAAGGCAGGTTGCCGATCGCACCAACGGGTGCAACCTCGTTCGGCATGAACATTGTGGCGTGCTGTCTTGCCGCTGATTCGCCTGTGATGGCAGCCGTGTACAACCGGGGCGATGGTTTGTTGGCTCATCAGGGCGACCTGTACTACAACGACGGTGGCCCGGTCACTGAGGCGAACTACCGCACCCAGTTCGACAACAAAGCGTCAAAGCTGGTGGCACCCAACCATGCTTCGGTGATGGCAACCAACGTGTTCGACTATGGGCCGTCTGATCATGACTTTGGTTTCAACAATGACCAGAACGCTGGGTCGACCCCGGCTGCTGTTGCCCCGTTCAACCTTGTTTACCGGGACACGTTCGCGGTTGGCGCTGTTGGGAACGGTACGACGGGCATCTATCACACGTTCACCTGGGGTCGGGTTCGGTTCATCCGCCTTGACACCAGGTCGTTTGCGTCGGCACCGTCAGCAACTGACAACAGTTCCAAGTCGACCCTGGGCACCGTTCAGAAGCAGTGGCTGAAAGATACGATCACCGCCGCAACGGAGCCGCTCATCATCATCTTGGGTGACACCACTTGGGTTGGGCCGGCGGTTGCACCATCGGATGGTTGGGGTGGGGTCACCACCGAACGGGCTGAACTGGGTGCGTTCTTCCTCGCCTCGGGAAAAAACATTGGCATGGTGACCGGCGACACTCACGCTGTGCAAGCACACAACGGTACTGATGTGACCGGTGGTGTTGGGTCCGAGGGCAAAATTCCCATGTGGGGTTCGGCGCCCATCAGTAACACTGCGAACCAGAAGGGCGGGCCGTACTCGGTTGGCCCATACCCTGCGTCGGGCACAGCATCGGTGCAGCAGTACGCACGACTCGCGATCACTGACACGGGCACGTCGAACATCACCGTTGACTACACGGCGTACAGCGCCGACAACACGGTGCGGCTAACGCAGTCCAGCACGTTCACCACAGCCACCGTCACAGCACCCACCAAGGCGCCCGCCAAGCGGATCCTCACCCCTCAGACAAGGAGACGCGATGGCTACCTACGCCGCAGCTAAAGCCAAGCACGCCACCCTCACCGCTAGCACTGTGGACACTGTCACCCTCAGCAACTGCTCCAACGTGGAAGTGCTGAACCGTGGCACCACCGAGCTGTACTTCACCGTGGACGGCACAACCCCCACTGTTGCAGGTGACAACTGTTACATCGTGCAAGCAGGGGCGGCGTTGCAGGTGCCCGGGTCTTCGCCTACCTACGTGCAGGACCGCGTTGCCATTGCAGTCAAGGTGATCTCGTCTGCTGCTGTCGCCTACTCGGTGACTGGGTTCTGAGCCTGAGTCGTGGCCGTTCTCGGCAATACTCCGTCTGCTCGAGCCAGACAGCATGAGGTCACAGCGCGTGAGCATGACAGGTTGGCAGCAGATGAACGCAGGTTGAGGGACGGGCTGATACGGCAACTGAGGGCTGACAACCCGAAGGTGTGGACGTACGCAGCGTTAGCCAAAGCGGTTGGCATCACTGAAACAGCAGTACGAACGGCGATCAAAGGGTGAGCCTGAGGGTCTGCGCTCAACCCGGATGCCCTGCACTAGTCAAGCAAGGCAAGTGTGTTGAGCACTCAATGACAACTACGCAACGCGGGTACGGTGTCGAGCACCAAGCCAAAAGGCAACAGTGGAAGCCGTCCGTTGATGCCGGCGTGACCGTGTGCTCAAGATGCAGTGAGCCGATACAGCCCGGTGAGCCTTGGCACCTAGACCACACCGACATGCGCGACGGATACCTAGGGCCAAGCCACGAACGGTGCAACACAAGCGCGGCTGGCAAGGCTGCGCACGCATGAAGGGTGGGGAGTGACCCCCTCCCCCTCCTCCCGGCGCTGACCGTCGGCAGGTCTCTCGCAGTCCAAACCCCTGAGTTTTGCCCCGAACCCACGAAAGGAACGCTCCTATGCCCCCTGTAGCCGCTCCTGTGGGGCTTGGTCCGTCTGGCGACGCCTTATGGTGTGACATCACCGAGGCCCACGAGTTGGACGCAACGCAACTGGTGACTCTGACTGAGGTGTGTCGGGCAAAAGATCGACTTGACCGGTTGGACGAACTGTTGCGGGGCAACCTTGACCCGACGACGCTAAACCAGGCGAACACCACTGCGAACTTGATGAAGCAGCTCATTGCGTCTCTTCGGCTGCCGGATCCTGTGTCGGAGAAGCGTCCCCAGTTCCGCGGTGCTCGTGGTGCTCAGAAGCCGTCTGTCCCTGGTGGTGGGTCGAAGGTGTCCAGCTTGGACCGCGCCCGGGCGGCTAAGACTTCCTGATGGGGTGGGCTGGTCCGCTGTTCGAAGGGCATGTGTGCAGCGTCGGCTATGAGGTTCTGGACTGGATCCACGAGTACGAGTGCCACGGCCCGGGAGATGTGCAGGGCGACCCGTTGGACTTGGATGACGAGATGCGTGAGCACATCATCGAGTGCTACCGCATCGACCCTGTGACTGGCCGGCGTGTGTTCGATGAGGCTGTGCTGTCTCGTCCGAAGGGCCGGGCGAAGTCGGAGATCGCCGGCTTGGTGGGTGTGGCTGAAGCGTTCGGCCCTGTCCGGTTTGACGGGTGGGACGCTGACGGGCAGCCGGTCGGCCGCCCTATTCGGTCCCCGCTGATCAAGTGCCTTGCCACTGAGGAGACTCAGGCTGGGAACACGTTCGAGAACATCGCGTTCATTGCTGGCGAGTGGGGCAAGGACACGCACCCGGACATCTACGGCGGCGTCTCGGGGATGAACAAGTACCAGTCGGCGTCGGTGCTGTACCTGGCCGGCGGCGGTGAGATCCGGGCGTGCACTGCTGGTGCGGCGTCGAAAGATGGCGGCAAGGAAACGCACGTCATCCCCGACGAGACGCACCTGTATGTGACTCGTGAGTTGCGCAGCATGTACGCGACGGTGGCCCGGAACTTGGGTAAGCGGAAGATTGCTGAGCCGTGGATGCATCAGACGTCGACCGCGTACCGTCCGGGCGAAGAGTCGGTGTTTGAGGAAACTCTGTCGTCATGGCGGAAGGGCACCCTGTCGCCGCGGGTCTACATGAACCACCGTGAGGCGAAGGGTCGCATCGACATTCGCGATGAGGCTCACACGAAGCGGCAACTGTTGTACGTGTACGGGGCTTCGGCGCCGTGGCAGGACATGGACCGCAAGTACCGCGACATGCTGGATCCGCGCATCTGCCCGGATGACGCGACTGCTGCCCGTTACTACCTGAACCGCCCGATGTCGACGGTGGATGCGTGGATCGCAAAGGACGTGCACGAACGGCAGGTCAAGGCTCGGGAAGTGTTGCCGGGTGAGTCGATCACGCTCGGCTTTGACGGTTCGCTGAACGACGACACGACGGTGCTGCGCGGCTGCTGCATGTCGGACGGGTTCCTGTTCCGCATCGGTGCTTGGCCGAAACCGGACGGTGCTGCGGGGATCGGCTGGGAGGTTCCCCGGCAGGATGTGCTGGCGACCATCCGTGAGGCGTTCGCGCGGTATGACGTGATCCGCGCCTACTTCGACCCGCACGAGTGGCGCACAGACATCGACAACCTGGCCGACGAGTTCGGTGAGGACCGAGTCATCTCGTGGGCGACTACCCGGGACGTGGCAATGGGTGCCGCCCTAGACCGGTTGCACGCGGACCTGATGAACGGCACGGTCTGGCATGACAACGACCCGCTAGCCGCTGAGCATTACGGCAACGTGTATGTGCGACGCAAGGGACCGCACCGTCTGGTCCGCAAGGAACACCCGAACTCTGCCCGCAAAATTGACTCGGTTGTGGGTGACGCTCTCGCCTATGAGGCTCGAGCAGATGCCCTGACCGCTGGCTTCGGCCAATCTCTTAGTGGATGGATGGTGGGGCTGTGAGCGAACAACTGATGCGCTCACTGGCCTCCGATCTGTCTCATCGCAAGGTGTCGGTGCCTGAGAAGGTCGGTTACGACATGCTCGACGCCTACCACTCAAATCGACAGCCGTTGAAGTTCCTGCACCCGGACATTCGCCAGCAGGTCGGTGATCGGCTGACCGCGCTGGCGATCAACTGGGCTCGCGTGATCATCGGCAGCGTTGAGGAACGTCTGGACGTGGAAGGGTTCCGGCTCGGGACCGACTCTGCTGCTGACGATGACCTGTGGCGGATTTGGCAGGCGAACGACCTGGACGAGTGGTCGCAGCTCGGGCATGTGGATGCGATGAAGTTCGGTCGGTCGTTCGGGTTGGTGTGGGGCGACGAGGACGACCCTGAGACGCCCCGTATCTCGGTTGAGTCGGCTCGGCAGATGACGGTGCAGTATCGGCCCGGGTCTCGCCGGGTTGAGGCTGCCGCGAAGGTCTATGTAGACCCGGACAGTGAAGCCGGCAACCCGACCCCGCAGCAGGTCGGCTGGCTGTACCTGCCTGACCGTGCGGAACGGTACGAGGGTGGTGGCACTAGTAATCGCTGGACGAAGGTGGATGAGCTTCCGAACCCGCTCGGTGTGGTGTCGGTGGTGCCTTTGGTGAACCGTCCTCGGCTTGACGACCTGTCCGGCGAATCCGAGTTGGTCGACGTTCTGCCGCTGGTGGATGCGGTCAACAAGCTCGCCACGGACATGATGGTGGCCTCCGAGAAGCAGGCGATGGGCGACCGGTACGCGACAGGCATTGAGATCCCCCGTGAGGCTCAGAACAATGAGCGGCTGCGCGCTGAGGTTGCTCATCGTTGGGAAGAGGCCACGAAGGGTAAGACGTGGCTTGCTGGTCCGGGTGTTGAGTTCGGCCAGTTCCCCGCTGCCCAGTTGACGAACTTCATCGCGGCGATTGAGATGTTGCAGCGCACGATCGCCGCCCTTGCCGGTTTGCCGCCGCATTACACGGGTCAGTCGTCGGACAACCCTGCTTCGGCTGACGCGATCCGGTCGGCTGAGGCTTCCCTGATCAAGCGGACGCTACGGAAGATGCGTGGCTTCGGTGGGTCGTGGGAAGAGTTGATGCGGCTTGCAATGTGCGTCCGTGACGGTATCCCGCGTGCGGATCTTGACCGGAAGTTCGACCGGTTGGAGACGCAGTGGCGTGACCCGGCAACACCGACGCCGGCCCAGAAGGCAGATGCGGCGGTGAAGTTGGTGACGGCGAACATCATCACCGTCGACCAGGCGCTCGAGGATCTGGGTTACACGCCGCAGCAGATTGTGAAGAACAAGGCGGATCGGCGTGCTGCCGCTGTTGAGTCGGCTGCCCTGAACTTGTCGAACGTATTCCAGCCGCAGCAGCCTCCGGTGGTTGCTCCTGTCGTTGAGCCTGATGCCGGCGTTCGCTGAGGTCGCATCGGTACTTGCGGCACAGACGGAACGCGCTGCGCTGGCGCTCTGGGAACGGTACGAGTCAAGCGCGTTGACCCGGGATGAGTTCGTGGAAGCTATCGCGCTGTTGGTGGAAGCCACTCGGGACAGGGTTGGGACTTTGGCCGCTGCGGCCCTGGCAGCCCGCCTGTCTGAGCTGTCCGGCGAACGCGTGTTTCCGGTTGCGGTCAGCGTCTCGCACGCCGGCGTGACGGCGGGTGTTGTGGCTGCCCTAGCTGCCCCTGTGGTGGTGGATGCGCTAGGGGTTATGGCGCGCGACCAGACGTTCTCCGCTGGCCGCGAGGCGTTCGCGGACGGGCTTGAAGCGCATGACGTTCCCGCCTGGCGACGGGCGACCAACCCGGGCGCGTGCAAGGTGTGCAGAGACCTGAGTGTCGCCGATTGGATTCCTCAATCAGTTCCGATGTGGCACCACACTGGGTGCGGCTGCCATCAGGACCCGG